CCATACATGATACCAAAGGTAACAGCTTTTGCTTGTTGTCTTTGTGCACTGTACAGTTCTGCGACATCATCAACATCGCAAGGTAATCGAAATACTTGTTTCGCAATCGTACTATGAAAGTTACCACCGCTTCTAAATACTTCCATCAACCCTTTATCATCTGCTAGTACAGCCGCACAGTATACTTCTGCTGTTGTTAAGTCCATTGCGACAATCTTGTGTCCTGCTTTGGCTTTGATACAACCTTTTACTGTGGGATTATCTCTAGGGAGCTGTTGCATATTAAGTTTACCACTACTACTCAATCTACCACTCGTTGTGCCATGTAGATTGAAGTTTGTTCTAAGTCTTCCATCCATGTCTAGGTTAGGAATAATCTTATCAAGATATGTAGTCTTGATTTTAACCTTTTGACGAACTTCTAGAATGTGTTTAGGCACATCATGTTCTTCTGCAAGATTACCAAGTACTTCAGCATCTGTACTGAGTGCACCCGTTGCGGTTTTCTTGTCAGACTTCAGTCCGATATAGTCAAAGAGTAAAGCTCTTAGTTGCAGAGTTGAATTAGGGTTAAATGCACCCTTATCTGCGATAAACTGTTTGACTTCAGGAAACTCATATAGAGCTTTTACTGCTGCATCAATATCTTCGCCCATACGCTTCTGACCAAATTCTAAACGAACTTTGTCGAAGGGAACGCCATTGTTCTCGATACATTTTAGAAATCTACATCCTTCTATTAGGATTCTTCTGTATACTCCATAGAGTTTATCATTTGTTTTGAGAGCTTTCTCAAACTTCTCAAATAACATAAACGTTACAATAGCATCCATTGCTGCGTAGTTTCGCATGACCTCAAAAGGAACCATACTATAATCAAAAGAATCTTTGAGTATACCTGTTCTTTTCTTAAAGTCAGCAATCCAGTTAGAAAGTTCTGCTTCGTAATCTCCATATGGAGTATGCTTGATTGCTAGTGTCTTAAGACCATGTGTTCCTGGCCTTTCGTCAAACATATAATGCATAAGCATAGTATCTTCAAAATGAGGAAACTCAAAGTTGAAGTGATACTCAAACCATTGTAAATCAAACTTAGCGTTATGAAATACAACTCGTTTTTTATTGAATATCTCTTGCATGAGTCTCTCAGATTCTTCATCCATGCACTCACAGTCAGCATAGATACCATGCTCATTTTCATAGGACATCGAAAAACCTAGCATATAGCCATCACGGCAGTATAATGCTGAAGTCTCTGAGTCAAGCGCTATGAAATCGCCTTCGTGGTCTAACGCATTTTGCAGCCACTCATTTAGTTGTTCTGTGTCTTGTATACCATAGCATCTATCTTTCGGTATAGTCATTTGTTTAAGTTTTCCGCTTACATAACCCGTGATACTCTCGATAGCTTCCTCGAATGACTTCTTTGCTTCTGGTCGAAACTTTATCATAGCAGGATTGATTATTGCTAAAAATTTATCATCGCAAACTTTTCCATTGTACTCAGTTATGGATGTCTTTCTAGTATACATTTTGAAAGGCTCTGAACCTACAACTATGAGCCATTCATACGCATCGATATCGATTTCGATATCAACATCTCTTTTCAAAATTTTCTTCTTTGAACTATCTGAACATAAGGCAAACCTATCATATTCAAAGTCAAAGTACTTGTCCCAGTTAGTACTGGACATTGTTGTTTCTATTAGTGCTACATTAGCCATTTAATCTTTCCTCTATTGTTTCTTTTATTGCTTCTAGTTGTGATATATCATAACATTCACTTGACCCACCGTATGAACTTGTACCAAAACGTAATTCATGTGGGTGTGTTTTATATTTTTTAAACTCTTTATTTATTAATTCTTCTATTGTTACAGCAGTTACAAAATTTGTTTCCCATAATTCTATAAGTTCATGGCTAGGAAATTGTCTCTTTCTCTTCTCATGATAACCACTAGTTCTTCCCACTTTAACACTTGGGTAGTCAAAATCAGAGAACTTTAATAAGTAAACTTCATGATATGAATAAGGCATTTCTGCGCAACCAAGACAACTATGCTTCATTGAAATTTTACATCCTCGTTTTTCGAAACCACAAGTATTACATTTAATTTTGTAATAACTAGCACCTTTATATTCTAGTAATGTAAATCCTTCATAAGCTAATCGTTTTTCATAATCTTCTTTAGTTTTTGTGTCCTTCCTTATTGTATTAGGGTTATGTTTTAACCCCATTCTCTGTGCTCGTACAATTATACCTCTAGTTGTATACTCTCTAATTCCTTCAAACTCAGGAGTTTCATTCATAAGCATAGCTATATCTTTTGATGGAAGATTAAGCGAGTAAGCTTCTCTTAAAAAATCACTTTCTGCTTCTGTCCAATTCCTTCTTCGAGAATTACCTTTTATCGGACCGACTCCCTCTTGTTTTGCTCTGTATTCACTTCCCCAACAACGAGCAATATCTTCTGTTATATTCCATCCCCATTTTTTATTTACCCAATCTGCTGTTTCTTGCCATGTTATATTTTTTTCATACTTTCTTTTTACAACAATTTCTTTTCCCTTATATGGATAAACTAGTCGTCCGCTTGGTAATTTTTCAAGTTCCATACAACTTTTCCTTTAATCTTTCTATTTCTGGTAGTGTTAAGTTACCAGGGTCAACATTAGCTCGAAGTTTTACTACTCTTGCAGACATTTCTAGTTTCTCCGCAAGGTCTTTTGCTTTTTCAGCTGCTTGTATACCCGCCTCATCCCCATCAAACATAATATCAACTCCTGTAATTCCTTGAAGTTTTAGTAGACTTAGTTTGACCCAATTCACTTGTTGTGTGCCAAAGCAACACACTGTATTTTTGAGACCTTTGTCCCAAAGGTTAAGAGCATCAAAGATGCCCTCTACCAATATAACTCTGTTTTGTATAGGTTTTACTTTTGCTGGACAAAAAGGCATCTCTACACCTTGTGGGTAGATATAATACTTTTGATTACTGAAGTCGTCCAGACTTCTACCTATCAAAGCCACTGTCTTACCTGTGATATCTCGTATCGGAAAGATGATGCGATTCTCAAACTTAGGAACGTTCCATGTGAACGCATCCCATTTAGCTAGAGTCTCCTCAGATATATTTCTGATTCCACCACCTTTCCACGATAGTCTATCCTTTGGGAGTTGGATACCGACAGTTGCTGACCTGACTTTATTAATTGATTCTTTGATTCTGTGCATACGAACTTCTAGTGGAGAAGCTGGTGCACCAAAATATGTAAACAGATTACCCTTGTAACCGCATGAGAAACAGTGAAATATTCCTGTGACTTTGTCTACTCTCATTGATGGAGAGTTATCATCATGCTCAGGGTTTAGACAATGTATGAGAGCATCCCTACCACTTAGGGTATACTGTATTTTCTTCTCTCGTAATAAGTCTTCTGCTATCATAATTACATATATTATACACGAATTTTAAGTTCTTGTCAAGAACTATTTTTTAAATTCATAAGTATGCCAAGATTTAGGATGTCTAGTAGGCATATACACAAACTTTGAGTGACAAGTTATACGACTCTTTATCTTTTTCTGCCACCATGCCCATTCATTTTGATTTACATGAGCATTTGTTCCATCTGATAACTCTGCTCGTGCAGGATACGCAGCTATAGTCGCAAATACAAATTGTGAGTTTCTATGATACCAATACTTAAATATATCGTCTATTTGGTCTTCATGTATATGTTCTAGTACATCTACAGAAACTACTGATTGAAACTCGGATTGTTCTGGTTTTCTAGAATATTCTTCTATTCCTATGTCATACAGAAGTATATTTTTACAATCCCACAGTTTATTTATTTTCTTAACTTTATAACCATAACACTTACCACAACCAAAATCAAGCATTGTTGTTCTTGGGTGCTCATATGTTAACTTTTGTATATCCCAGACGTGATAAACTATTTGTTCTCCTATCATCATCTGAGAGCCTTGTTTTTGTGTATCATGAATTAATTGATACTCTTTTGTAAAATAATTTTCGAATCTCTCTGATGTTTTCATACTCTTGTTATCCACGATTTATCGTCAAATGTTTGAATCATTTTTCCTTTGAACTTTTTATTTACTGCATTTACTACTTCAGGCCAGCACTCTGGATTATAGTCATGACCTGCAATGTAACCGCCTTTCTTAATTTTTGGTAAGAATAAATCTATATCTCGTTCTACTGATGCTCCAGTGTGGTCGCCATCAATATACACAAAATCAAACATATTATCTTTGAAGTAGTCTACACAATCAAAAGAGTAGTTTCTCCAAAACTCTATAAAATCCCAGTATCTACAATTTACTCTTGCTTCCATAAGTACTTGATAGCCTTGTGGAAAGTCATAAGGGTCTATTGTGTGTATCTGTTTAAACATTCCACTAGCGGCAAACATTGATGTTGACTCACCAGCATATGTTCCTATCTCTATCATCGCAGCATTTTTAGGTAAATCCATAGTTGTCATTAATGCCACTAGTCCAAACCATTCTCTATTGGGATGTACATCCCACTGATATGGAGGATTGAATCTCATACTTCCCCACTCGTACTGAGAGCCTGGTGTTAAATAGTTTTCTGATTTATTTTTATGATTGTACAGTACCGTCTTTGGCTTCTTTATGTTTCCACCCATCTAACTCATCTCCTATCTTTTCAAATACTCTGTAGTCTGTTCCCATAGAATCTACTCCATTTTCTTCGTAGTACATTGATTTCCATACTAACTCTGCCATTTGAAACCATATTGCGACTATTCTTAAACGTTCTTCTTCATCTCCCCATAAATTATACAATAACCACCATTCTTTATCAAATCGGCATACTCTTATCTCTTGCCCATGTAGGGCAGGGAGTTCCTGAAGACATCTCATCCTCTGACTCCCTGCTATGGGGTACCAGTTTGGCATACAGAGCATGGGAGATTTTACTCCGTCTTTTGCCAAACTTTCCCTTAACTTTTCATTTATTGGAACATTCTGTATGTTCTCTTTTACTTTTTCTTGTTCTAGTAACCATCCAACTGTTCTCACATACCAAGTGTGAGGAGGAAGTGGCACTAGTTCTGCAGTTTCTCTACTTACTCTATCATAAGCCATTATTCATCTCCCTGTATCTTTGATTCCATTCATCTTCATAAATTGTTCTAAATTCTTCTAGTGTCGGAAAAGGTACTTCTATACCCTGTCTATTAGACACTATAAGTTTGCGCAGGTACGTTGTGTACGCTACTTTAAGTTGTTCTTCTGTGTATAAAAGCATTTTTTACCTCGTAGTTAAAAAAGTATTTAAGCGCAAGTTCATAGATACCTGATACATCTTCTACGTTCCAGTGGTCATCTTTTGTAGGGCTACCTATCTTGCAAATCTGTTCTTCATCGTACCATACATAAAACCCTGTTCGTTTCTGTACTTCATTCCACTGTGCATCATTTTCTGCGGTTCGCATAGTCGGAAGTATCTTATCATTGCCAAATACAATTTCATATAATCTGTTATCTGTTCTGTGTTGTGCAGTCATGGGTATATCTCTATTCCCGCTGGGGTCTAGCTTCAACTTAGTAATCCCTGGAAATACTTTTCCGAGTCTTTTGTAATCTTTTATATCATAACTAATTACCCATGCTTTCATTGGAATATCTAGTACTCTATTAAGCATTACCCTGTTCATGCCAGGATGTAATGAAAACTCTTCCTTATTATCATCATACCACACAATGATTGGGTCTACAAACCCATTTTTTAATACATCTTTGACGAAAGCGTACAGTCTTATATCTTGTCTGTGTTGCTGTCGCTCCCACCATCCCTTTACATTGAATAGACTAGGGCATGGAAGTGTTCTAAATAAATCTTTAGTATCAATCACGCCAATACATATTCTTTGTTGCATAGGGTTATAAATCATAGGAACTTTCTCCTGTAGTCATAGCTTCTTTCATTTCAGCTCGTTCATCTGGGTCTATCTCTGTCTGAGGACCAATACGCAAACTATCCCAATTCATTGTAGATACAAAGCCTTCTACTTTTCCATTTCTCATCTTATCACATTTCAACTTGATTGCAGGTTCTGTATCGCCCCAATGCTGAATACTATAAGCAGCATCAACTGCGTCAAGGATACCCTTGGCGAATCTTGCTTCTCCTTTTTCGTTTGTTTGAAATGCTGAGAGAACAAGGACATTGTTCTCTTGGGCTAATGCTTTCAGCCCTTTGGATATCTCTATCTGTTCAGTCCATTCGTACTGACCACCACGACTGGGAGCGTTGTGGCGTCTGACTTGGTTTAGGTAATCCACAATAACTATGCCAAGGTCTGGAGTAGATGCAACCTTTTGTCTTACTACACTAATAATTTTAGCAAGTGTAAGACTTGGGTCGTAGTAGATGTCTATTTGAGGAACATCTGTACGTAAAGGATTACGAGTCAATTGATAATGGAACTTATCAAAATCTTCATGTTCGTTGAACGCTTCCCTAGCTTCTTCTCCTTTCTCAAATCTTCCTGCCCACCAATCAGCTACTTTGTGCCACTCCATAGGAGATAGGTTTTTAGTATTGATTCGTTTGATAGGAACATTACATGCCATAGCACAGACTCTTTGTAGAATCTGTCTTGGTTCCATTTCGATTGTAAAATATAGTGCCGACTTACCTTTTTCGGTAGCCGATACGGCAACGTTACAACACGTAAATGACTTACCTCCACCACGACTTCCGCCAACAACGACCAAGTCTTTGGGAGAGAATTTATAGTCAAAATCATATTCTGAATTAAGACCCAGAGGTAGATACTTAGCGTAATCTTCCTCACTATCAAATAGCTCTATCGAATCCATACTTTCGTTTTCATCGTTAGTTTCTACTCGGTCTTCAACTTGTACTACAATTTCTTGTAGTAAGTCAATGTTTTCACGAGCATCACCAATAGCTATTTGGTTTTCCACAAAAGATTCAATCCTCGTAAGGATTTCACTTTGTGTAAACTGATTTTTTAAATAATCTAATAATAGTTCTGGAGCAACATCTGTCTCTACTGTTTCAATAGCATATATCTTTTCTTGAAGTTCTCTTGAACGAACCTCTAGTTTTAAATCTTCAAACGTTGGCAAGTCATGATACTTGTGTACATGTTTGTCTACTATTTTCCACAGTTTTCGGTACTCACCTTCAGGGAAATAGTGTTCTTTTAACCCGTTCCAAGTATTAAAATCACCATTCGCAAGTATTTGCTTAAGTAATGCACTTTCTAATGTCAATTGAATCTCCCAAAACAATTATTAAGTTATAAAAAAGGCGAGGCAACCCATAAGGGAAGCTCGCCTGATGATGAATAGGTATTAGCCTATTTCTTTTTTAGCAGCACCGTTATAGTCTGAGCACTGTAAGCCTCTTCTAGTAAGCATTGTTTTCACGCCTCTTACTGTTTTGCCGATTTCATCAGCAATTTCTTCAACAGTCATGTCTTCAATGTCAACACCTGCTAAAGGGTCAGCTTTGCTTGAACCTTTGGTTTCTTTCTGCTTAGGAATAGCATTGATTTCACCAGCTCTTAAGAGTGATAAAGCTTTTCCTCTGATTGAATTTACGCTTCTGCCCATAGCTTCTGCGATATCTTCAATACATGCACCATCATTAACTAATGATACAAATTGTCCTTCTTCTTCCTCGTTGTAAGACTTAACTGTCTCAACTTTAGGAGCAGGCTTAACATGTTCTGTTAACTGCATAGAAAGGATTTTACCTTGAATTGATTTAGCAGTAAATGCTCCACCTTCAAAGTTTGATGCAATTTCTGCATATGTGTAAGAACCTGAGTTATCTTGAACAAATGTTGCAAGAGTTGCTTCTTGCTCGTCTGAAAAAGACTTAGAAGCTGAAGCAGAAGCTAGTTCTACATCATAACCCATTTTTCTTAATTTACTAGATACACTTCTTACTGAAGTTTCTAGTTGCTCTGCTGCTGAAGCAACAGTGCTTTGTGAGATAGGGGACTCACTGCCCACAAAAGAAGTCAATTCTGAAGTTCTTTCGTCTGTCCATTTTGGTAATGCCATTTTTAATTTTCTCCAATTAAATGTTTTATATTACTTATTATTAAAACACCTCGGTCACGAGCTGTCTGTGTCTTTGCTGACTCTATACCTGACTCATTTATGAGATGAGTACATTCTTTCGTCAGACTTGATTTTACTACAAATCCATATGACTCTAGTACTTTCGTAGCATGAGCCTTTGTAGGATAGCTTTTTAACTTACCACTAATACATACAACACCAGTGACCTCTTTCTTTTTTACTATTTTATTATTCCAATTGAAGGGAAGTGTGTCTATGTATCTGTTAGGATAGAATTCTGTTTCCATGAAGTTTACCAGATTAGCTGATGCTTTTGGTCCGATACCTGCCTCAGTACAACTGTTCTCGCTAATATCTTCGATGTGTGATATCGTATCGCATAATTTTTGAGAAGCTGACCGACCAATAAGTGGTATTGAGAAAGCAGGCAGAATATCTACCAGCTTGCTACTCTTTGATTTCTCTAGTTCATCAAAAAGTTTCTCAGCTAATTTTTCACTATGAATCCTATCCTGTATATCAGATACAGTAAGTTCATAAAGCTCGGGCAATGATTCTACGCCTAACTTAGAGATAGTCGAAGGCCCAAGCCCTTTTATTTTAAGAGAAGATGAAAAGGATTCCAACTTTTTACTCCACTGTGCAGGACACTTTGTGTTTCTGCAAAACAACTGCTCGTTTACTAACTCCAGTATGGAGTCACAACAAGGACAGTTAGTCGGTGGTGTAATCGTTGTCATTTCTTTTCTCTCTCAAATATATAATATATTATACAAAAAGTTTAAGCATCTGTCAAGAACTATTTTTGAAATGCTCAGGAAAATTTCCACATTCAAAATTTACTACTCCTCGTAGATGTGGGTATCTTCTACCACATTTCGATTGTCCCATTGAAACTTCCATGCCTTTAATTTTTTAGTTAAAAACTTTATCCAATTTTTTATCATATATATCCTGTATTATTTTATCGGCCAATGCTCTGTGACCTTCCTCTAACGGATGGTCCATTGGACCATATGGGTTCTTCCATACTAATTTTGTTAATTCGTAGAAGCCATTATCATTTAACTCAGGAATCTCTCTTTCGAAATCTTCCCTTTTCATATTGTACTGCTGCTCCCACACTACGTTTGCACCTTCTCTTCTTTTCTCATTCAAAGAATCTAAGGCACAGTCTATTTGTCCTTTACTCATAAAGTAGTACAAGTGTGGTATATTCATACTGTTCAATAATCTTCTAAGATAAATCATCTGCATACACATTTCATGTAGATTCCATTTAATAGTTCTACAATCTTTCATGTAGTGTCTCCAACCTTCATATTGATTTCTAGTCATGTCAGGGTGGCAGTAAATATCACTTCTTTTAATCTCTAGTTTTCTTCTATCAAAAGCAAAACGAATATGTCCTACCTGTCTCCATACTCCTAAATTATTTAAATACTCTTGTCTATTTGGTCCAGACCATAATATAATAGCTAACTTAGGTTTCTTAGGCATCTGTATCATATCTGTACTGGTAACTCTTAGTATTCTGTCATTACCACCACCAATCTTTGATGACCTTCCCCATGTCTGGTCAAAGTGTTCTGCAACTAAATGTGTATAACATCCTTGGAATCTATCTTGCAATTCCATACCTTGTGTAAAACTATCTCCATTATAATATATATCAGGCGCAGAACTATTATAGCGTTTGCACCCTCCTGGATTGTCCACATAATTTAAATCTAATACTGATTCACTCAAAATACTTTTACTCCATAATTCTTTTCAAACTCTTTGGCATCTTCCCAAGTGTTTACCATAGGCTGCCCTTTGATGTTCAAACTCGTGTTGAGTAACATAGGTACTTTAGTAGCTTCATAATACGTTTCTAGTATGGGTCGAAGAATTGACTTGCTGTCTTTTCTAACCACTTGTACTCTTGCAGTTCCATCGACATGGGAGACGCTATTGTAGTCGTGTTTTGCTTTTGAAACATACTGCATATACTCGTTAGCATAACCTTCAAAATATTCATCTACAAACTCCTCAAGTATCGCGGGGGCAAAAGGCCTGAACTTCTGTCTGCGTTTGATATCATTGACTGTGTCTTTAATATCGTAACGGACATCGCCAAGCAGACTACGATTACCAAGCGCCCGAGGGCCAAACTCTGCTTTTCCATTTGCTACTCCTACTACTTTATTATTAATTATTTCTTCTACTACTCTTATGGGGTTTACCTCTCTATCTATATCGTACCCTAAGTAGCAGTCCTCAAACTTTATCTTTTGTTGTGTATGTGCTAGTATACACCCTAGTGAACTTCCTGCATCTCCTGGACTTGGGAATATCCACATATCGTCAAACATTGCACGAATCTTACTGTTTGCTACACAGTTCAATGCAACTCCACCAGCATATGCAACCTTTGGCCCGTACTTACGAGCCATTGCAAATATTTCCATGAGTTCACTTTCTAAGTGTGCTTGTGCTGACGCAGCTATATCTTCAGGTGTTTCCCAAAACCATTTACGCATTGGAATACCTTTGTGATGATTTTCATTAATGAACTTCATCATGTCAATAGTTATATCTCCATAAGCAGCCATGCCCATTGTGATATACTCATCTTCGTTAGGTTTGAGTCCTATCCTTTTCGTAATTGCACTATAAAATAATCCAAGTGACCAAGGATACTGTCGACTCCATACTTTTTCTCCATCTACCCAAATACTTGCAGTGTCAAACTCTCCAATCGCATCTATGACAACTGTGCTGTCAGGTACGAAAGGAGCAGTAAAATAAGCACTGGCGTAGTGACTTTTATGGTGAAGTATATCTCTGACATCGTACGTTCTGCCATTCTCTGTCGTTGCCAGTCCGTACATCTCTCGTCTACAATTCTTGATTTCAGTATGTTCGTAAAATATTGTTTTATCATATGCGTACTCATTATATGCGTGTTCTTTTACCCACTGCGGCACCCATGCATCATTCTTTTTGCGTGTTAGTCTCTCAATATGAGAAGCAAATAGTATCTTTTGGTCTCTTACGACTGCAATAGCTGCATCGTGAAACCCTTCACTAATCCCTAAATATGTCATTCTTTTTGGGGAAGCTTTGTAGAATCTTTGATTCCATGCTAAAGCATTCCGTATGCCCTCCAAAATGGTGCTGTGTTTTGTGTCTGTCATTTTCAAACATCTTGTGTAATTTCTGTTCCCACCTCCAGCAGTCGTATATCGTTCCCTGCCAAAGCCTCTGTATTCTTATGTCGTAGTTCGTAAAACCACGTCCTCTTTTGACGGCGTCTTTGAATGTTCTTCCTTTTGCGATGCCGACTTTTATAGTTTCTCTTTCCCATGTTGTCATGTTCACTAGTACTATGCCATATAGTATGCCGTCTTTTTCTTTTTCCCACGGATGGTTGTCAAAAAAGGTTTGATTATATACTCCGCCACTCATTTCCACTCCCAACCTTCTTCGATTGAAGACTGGCAGCCTTGTATGAAATCTCTATCTTCCTCTGAAAGAACAGACCAAAACTTGCTGATACTACAACTGTAGTCCATGCACCCGTCGGGGTCTGCTAGGTGTACATTGTTTTCCATCATAAATTCTAGTACATCAAGTTTCTTTTGTATCTTTTCTTTTAGTTTCATCTTTTGTACTTGTACTTAGGATTAATAAAGTTATCAAACATTTTTTGATTATCAACTCCTAAACTAAAGTAATCTTGCACTTTATTAGTAAAAATATCTTCATAATATGTTACTTCTAATCCTAGATGATGAGCAACTAGTTTTAGCATATCACTACTTTGTTCTTCTTTCATTCTTAGTTGCTTCCATGTTTCAGTATCAGGTATTATAGAAGGAGTATATGTATACGCCCCTCTCCACTTTCCAAAATACTGTGCATGTAATGCACTACTAACTCTTGCGTCTATATCTCGTCTATCAAGTATGATTACTTTATCAAATTTTTTAGCAAATCTATACCAAAATACAACCTCACTAGCATTATCTAACCAATCCAGCCCTTCACAATTAAATTTAGGGTGTGGTTGATTCCAATAAAATCCTAAGTACTGTTGTACATTTACTATAGATTTTACTACTATATTATCGGGCATATTTTGATAAGTGAAATTTTTATATCCTTCGCTCTGATATTCAGGTCTTAACTTAAGTCCCCTGTTCCACGGCTCAGGAACAGCATCATAGTCTAGTCCTTCTGCAAGTCCTAACATAATATTTGTACTTCCTGTTCTGCCATTAGCAAGGATTAGTATCCTCATACTCGTCTCACTATTCTAGGTATGATTTCTCCACTACGAATAACCTCTACATTACATCCAATCTCTAAGTCTAGTGCTTCGATATATCCGATATTATGTAGGGTTGCTCTACTTACTGTCGCTTCGCCAATAGTACATGGCTCTAGTATAGCAACTGGTGAAACAGCACCTGACTTCCCGACATTCCATTCAACGTCTAAGAGTCGAGTAACTACTCCTGCTTGTCTTGTTTTAAGAGCGAAAGCTCCTCTAGGATGGTGTGAGGTGTGGC